ACCACGTCGCCGCCAGGAACACGGCCATGAGCAGTGCTGCCATGAGCACTGCCACCGTGCCTAGCGCGATGACGTGACCGTTGCTGAGTGAGTGCCGTTGCTTGCGCATGCCGTCACCTCTCTGTGGCCCCAGAAAACCGGTTTTCCAGGGAGTGCAGTAAGCACTAGGGACCGCCACACACTCCCCCAGCGAGTGTGTGGCGGTCCCTACTACCGACTGCCCCTACCTGTCGAAGTACACGATCTCGCCGTCACCGTCACCCGGCATGACGATGTAACTCTCCCCCTGGAGGTTCCCGCGCCGATCAGCGCGCCACACACACGGCAGATCCTGGTCCGAGCCGTCCTCGTGCCTGCAAGGCACGTCTGGCGCGGTCAGGAAGGAACCGTCCGGGTTGACCTGGAACACGATCTGTCCGTCGATCGCGTCACCCACGCTCAGCACGGGGCGTGGGTCCGATGCCGTGTCGGCCTGCCACACCGCGACCCCTCCTCCGATGCCCGATGCCATGAGGCCGGTGAGCATGAGCGCGAGGATGCGCTTTCGAGCGTTCATCGTGAATCTCCCTAGCTAGAAGACTGACAGCCTCGTCAGACCCGGGATGTCGCCCGGGTGACGCCCCGTGGGGCGTTTCGGCATCTACAGCACGCGGAACACGTGACCCTCACGCGAGACCAGGAAACCCGGGACGCTCACCCAACCGGCGGCAACCATGTCCGGGATGCTGCTCTCTATGGTGCGCACGCGGGACGTGACATCCGACGACGCCTTGGCGAACCGTCCGACGCCATCCGCCACGTTCCGAGTCGCCGCGCGGATCATGTCCAGCGCGTTCGATTCCGTGACCTCCGCGCGGGTAGCCAACTGCAAGCGGACCATGTGACCTCCTAGAAAACATGTTTTCTGACAGCCTCGTCAGTAGGGGAATGTCGATCCCCTAGACGCCCCTAGGGGCGTTTCGGCAGACGTACGGGGCGCGCTGTCTACGGACCGCGCGCCCCGTACCGGTCGGCTCACTTGAGGTGAGCCAGCATGGCTTCCAGCGCCGCACGCGCCTCGGCCTTCTCGGCGTTGGTCGCCTTGGCGACCGCGTCCCGCACCATGGGGAGCATGTCCCCGAACGTGGCGGTCAGGTCCTTCAACCCACCCTTGGCCGTCTTGGCCGCCTTGGCGGCTGCCGTACGCGCCTTGGCCTTGGCCTTGGCCGCCTCGATCGCCTCGTCGAGGATCTTGACCGCGCCCGTCTGCTCGTCGGCGTCCTTGGCCTTGTCCGCCTTGATCGCCTTCGACAGCGCGGGAAGCGCCTCCGCGTCATACCGACGCACGTTCTCGAACTTGGTGAACAGCGCGTGGCCCTCCTTGGCGAACGGGTCGATACCCGCCTCACCCTGGGCCGTGTACGTGCGGAAGATCTGCGCGATACGCGGGGCGCGCATCTTGAAGACGCCACCGTCCGTACCGATGCCGAACGCCGAGGTCACCTCGCGTGCCTTCTCCTCCGTCGTCAGCGCGACATCCACGCCCTTAACGGACTTGGTCGAGGGCACGATGGACAGCGCACGGACAGCAGCGTCATACGCCTTGACCCGGGAACCCTCACCCGACGCTGCAGCCCTCTTGTAGGCCGTAGCCAAGGCGGGCAAGTCCAAACGGACCTTCTTGCCGTTCTCGTACGTGGCGTCCACGTGCTGGCCCTTGGCGGCCGTGCGCGCCTCCGCCTCCTTGACACGGCGGGTGTCCGCCTGTGCCTTGGTCTCGGCGGGTCGGGGCGCGGTGTTCGTGGTCATGGTGTGCTCCTTAGCTAGGTGGGTAGTGCTTGACTGACTCCCTCATCATGCCACGTTCGGGGGGTTTGAGGCAAGCATTTCGGAGTGACTTCTCAGAAAACATGTTTTCTGACCTGCAACGACGTTTATCGGGATAGAGGACTAGAGCGACCGGGCTTCCATGACAGGAAATCCTCCTGCCACCCCCACACCCCACCGGAAAAGTTCCACACGTGTAGAGGACTCTGCACGCCAGCTCACTGTGTGGGTTTCACTCCTGGACCCGACTGGTATACCTGGGGGGTGGGGGCCAGATCCAAGGTCTGGAAAACATGTTTTCTGGGGTGTGGATCTGGCATGGGGTTCTGGGGTACACCCCTCCCCCATGCCTAGGGGTACACCCCTGAGGCCCTAGGGGTACACCCCTGCTAGCCTCAGGGCATGGTGAGCAGCAGAACGACTACCCGAACTGTCCGTGTCGCGCACTGGGTGCTTGATGCCCTGGAGCAGGAAGCCTCGGAGCAGGCGACCACTGTCAGCGCTCTCGTCACGAGGACCCTGGAGCTTCACGTCACGGGTCTGGGCTACGTCGAGACCCCGGTGAGCGAGTCATGATCTGGCTCCTCGCTATCCCTGTGCTCCTCGCGCTGGCTGCGCTGCTCACGGTGTGGGCGAATCGTGCGCTGTACACGCCACCAGAGGACGAACAGCCCTGCGAGCACCCTTGGTACATGGACGGGCGCTGCGTGGTCTGTGGTGAGCCGAGGTAGCCTTTAGGTATACCTATCTGGAGGAAGCATGGATATCAAGACCTGGCAGTCCGTCTTGGACGTCGATGACGTACGGGAAATCGAGGACGCCGCAGCCAAGGCCACCACGCTGGGCAGCGAAGCCTTCGGGGAAGTGATCCTCACCCTCACCGAAGACGTCATCAAGTCCGAGGAGTTCTCTGCGCTGTTCTCAGCTCTCGTCGTCGGGAACCTCGCCTTCGGCGCAGCGCCGGTCATGCAACTGGAACTCTCGGACGACATCACCCTCACTGTCCGCCTGGATCAGTCATGAAGCCCGAGCGCTGGGCCAAGCTGCCCGTCGAGATCGAGGCCATGCGGTGGGACGGGACGGCGAGCGGTGCGAACCCGATCATCGACTGGGCGCTGTCCCAGGGCGGGACGATCGTCTACGCGTGCGACGCCCTCACTGAGGACCGCCTCTGCCCAGAAGACGAGGCGAAGCACCACCTGGCGATCAGCACCCTCGAAGGCGTCATGATCGCCCGCGCTGGGTACTACATCATCCGGGGCGTGGAGGGTGAGTTCTACGGCTGCGAACCGAACATCTTCCACAAGACGTACGGCCCAGCATGAGGTTCGACACCATCGTCTACGGAAAGCCCTTGCCGAAGGGCTCCCTGCGTCACGTCGGCAACGGTCGGCTCATCGAGCAGACCAAGGTCAAGACGTGGATGGCCGAGATTCGCAACCAGATCACGCGTGAGCACGGGGACACCCCTCCCCTGTTCGAGGGACCCGTGGGGGCCATCATGACGTTCCGGTTCCCCCGCCCAGCGGCGGCGAAGAACCGGCTCTACCCCCACATGCGCTCAGCAGGCGACCTGGACAAGTTGGTACGCGCTGTCCTGGACGCACTTCAGCCCACCGTCCTGGTGGACGACTCCCTGGTGGTGCTCATGTCAGCGCAGAAGTACTACGAGACGCCTGAGGAACCGGCAGGCGTGACCATCACCATCATGGACATGACGTGAACGTATCGAACCCGTCATCCAAGACAGTGACCGTGTGCGTCAAGGTCTCCCCCCGCGAAGCGGCCATCCTGAAGATGCTCGCTGGCAGCCCCGGCAAGGGCCTGCGCTGGCTACTGAACCGACACCTCCCCGACCCCCGGATAGAGCTATGACCCCCTGCGATGTGTGCCAGAACGACTTCAAGCCCGGCGAGTGGTATGTGTATCACTCGCGGCTCGACGTCTATGTCCACTCGAACTGCGCTTCTAGGGCTCTCGTCCGAGGCGAAGACATCAGCACACAGACAGTCATGATCAGCAAGGTTCCGCAGGAGGAAGCGTGAGCGTCTACTTTCACCCCGCGTCCGTGCCGCATCTCGTTGACATTTCAACGGTGCGGCCTGACCCGACGAACGAGAACTCCGGAGACGTGGATGCCGTCGTGGAGTCCATCGTCTCCAACGGCTTCTACGGCGCAGTCATCTCCGACCAGAACGGGATGCTGATCGCCGGGCACACCCGGTACGACGCGCTGCACTCCCTCGGGGCAGACAAGATCCCCGTCCTCCAGGTGCATGTCACGGACGACCACCAGCGTGCGCGCATCCGAGTCGGAGACAACCGCACCACCCGGCTGGGGCGTGATGACCCATCCCTCATGCTGAAGACCCTGGAGTCCCTGCTGGAAACAGACATGGGCCTCATGGGTACCGGCTACCAGGACGGGGACCTGGACATCCTGCGCGCCTCCCTGGAGGGACCGCTGGAGTTCAACGAGGAGGAGTTCGCCAAGCAGCGCTCCGGGCACGTGTGTGTCTGCCCGCGCTGTGGCTGGTCCTCGGACGGGAGCAAGTAATGCCACTGCCCGCAGAGCGAAAGCTGAAGGAACTTCAGGAGCGCAAGGAGGACCGGGAACGGGTGGAGCGTCAGCGCGCTGCACGTGGCAAGGCTTCCCAGGACATGGTGAAGCAGGCCGACGAGATCGAGAACCCCAAGGAAGAAGTCATCCCGCAGAACCGTGCCGCCGCAGCGCTCCAGCTACGGATCGACGGCGCTGGGTGGGGCGACATTGCCAAGATCCTGGAGTTCAAGACGAACCGGGATGCGCAGATCGCTGTCGAATCGGCGCTGGCGAACGAGGCGAAGTCCGTCGAGGACGTGGATCAGGTCCGCTTCCTGGAGGCCAGGCGTATGGAGCGCATCCTGTCCTCCCTGATGCGCCGCGCCACGAACCCGTCCGACCCTGACCACCTGGCGTACGCGCGCACAGCGATGGTCGTCATCGACCGGCACACGAAGCTGTACGGCGCTGACGCCCCGCAGAAGCTGAACGTCACGTACAACCCTGCCGCTGGGCAGATCGAGCAGTGGGTCTCCGCCATGGCCCGGCAGGTGCATGGCGAACTCGAAGAGGCAGACATTCTCGACGTGGAGGTGATCGACGATGTACGTGAAGATTCCTGAGACCCTTCAGCCGGTCCCCGAGGAACGCTGGGACCGATTCGAGCAAGAGTTGATCGAAGCCATGTCGAAGCCACTCCCTCGTGATGACGGCCACGCATATCCGTTCATGCCCTGCTTCACCCTGGAGGTCCGGAAGTGAGGAAGCGCCAGAAGAACGTAGCGGGGCCTGACCCCGGCAAGCGGGAGGGCTGGGAGCAGCGCGCAGTCAGCGGCATCAACAAGCCGAGGTACAGCAAGCAGCAGGTGCGCGCCGGTATGACGTTCTGGATCGCGGTGCGCAGGGCCGCGCTCGCTCGTGGCATCTCGCTCCCCGCGTACATGCGGCGCGCTGCGGCGGCGTTCGCGGCGCACGACCTGGGCGAGTCGTTCAAGGAGATCCTGTCCGACAGCGCCCACCCGGACTGGGTGAACCGGAAGAACCCTCAGACGGGCCACTGGATCAAGACCTTCGATGACGGCGAGGGCTACGGTTCCTGGGAAGTCAAGTAGAGGTATGTCATCCTGGGCGCATGAAGATGCGGTTCGTCACCCGATGCTCCCGGTGTAGGAACACCTTGCACATGGGTGACCGAGCCGTGCGTCAATTCGGCGGCTACTGGCACAACGCCTGCGTCATCGAGTACCGCAAGCACAGGGAGACACTGCGTGCCCGTAGCAATGGCTGAGCCAGAGTTCGACCCGGAGGAGTTCAAGAAGTGGACCCCTCAGGCGCAGGAGCGCGCCCTAGCCATGCTGGAGTCGATGAAGGAACCCCCGAAGCTCTGGTACTGCAAGCGGGGTCGATCCTGCGACGGCGAACCGCACCAGGGCGCTGACTACCCGCACGCCCGGGGGGACCAGTGGCCACCGGAAGGTGTCGACTGGTCCACCTGGGCCTGTGTGTCCGGGCGAGGTAGCGGCAAGACGCGCCTGGCCGCTGAGTGGATGCGCAAGATGAGCGAGCACGTCCCCCGCATGGTGATGGTGGGTCGTCGCGGCGTGGACGTCCGAGAGACCATGGTCGAGGGTGACTCTGGCCTGGAGATGGTCTGCCAGCGCGCGAAGATCTCCTACACCTGGGAGCCGTCGAAGAAGAAGTTCACCTTCGGCAATGGCGCGGAGATCCTGGGATTCTCCGGCGAGGAGCCTGACTCCCTGCGTGGCCCGCAGTCAGGTGCCGCGTGGCTGGACGAGCCAGCGCACATGCCCCTGATCAACGACGTGTGGGACAACCTGACCCTGGGCCTCCGCCTGGACGTTCCGGGTGGTGCCAAGGCGCTGGTCACCTCCACCCCCCTGCCCATCAAGTGGCTGAAGGAACTTCTCGCGGACGACGACACCGTGACCACCCGGGTGTCCACGTACGCGAACCTGAAGAACCTGGACCCGAAGTTCGCCAAGCGCATCCTGAAGAAGTTCGAGGGCACACGGCTCGGTCGACAGGAGCTTCACGGCGAACTACTCGAAGACATCGAGGGCGCGCTCTGGACGTGGGACCTCATCGAGAGCAACAAGCACCACCTCACGGGCACCGCTGAAGAGTTCGCCGCCGAGATGGACCGCATCGTCATCGGCATCGACCCGGCCGGTACCTCGCACAGCAAGTCCGACGAGACCGGCATCATCGTCATCGGCAAGCGTGGCAACGAGTACTACATCCTCCAGGACGCCTCCGGGCACTACACCCCTGAGCGCTGGGCGCGGCGTGCTGTGGACCTGTACGACCACTGGTCGGCTGACGCCATCGTCGTGGAGGACAACTACGGCGGCGAGATGGTGAAGTCCACGCTGGACAACATCAGCAAGTTCCCGCGCGTGCGCGAGGTCAACTCGCGTCGAGGCAAGTGGATCCGTGCCGAGCCGGTGTTCTCCCTGTACGAGCAGGGCCACGTGCATCACGTACCTGGCCTGACCGAACTGGAGGAACAACTGACCCAGTGGATTCCTGGGCAGGGCTCCTCCCCCGACCGACTGGACGCATTGGTACACGGAATGCACGAACTGACTGAGCACGCACGCCCTGCGGAGATCCGTACAGCCTCCGGGCTGATCGTTCCCCGGCACGTCTCGATGACCCGGAAGAAGCAGCCTGCGGTCATCACGGCCCCTGCTCGCCTGAGCCGCCCGACGGTACGCTCATGGTCGTGACGGAAATCCTCTACATCATCGGTGCCGTGATCGTCGGCGCGCTGTCCACCGCCAGGCTCGTGAACCTTGTCGTTCATGACACGTGGCCACCCGTGGTCTGGTTCCGCATCTGGTGGGCCGGGGTCACAGACAACGGTCCTTGGTACAAGCTGGTGGACTGCCCGTGGTGCGCTGCGCCGTGGATCGTCGCACCGAATCTCATCCTCGCCGTGGTGACAGACCTGCACCCCGCGTGGTGGATCGTCAACGGCTGGCTGGCGGCGTCCTTCGCCACGGCATGGCTCGCTATCAAGGCACGGGGGTAAGGCATGGCACGACTGAAGAAGACCCGAGGGGATGACCCGCTGCCGAGCAAGAGCCTGGTGGCTAGTGCCAAGCGCATCACGCGCGGCGTCGATCCCAACAAGATCGCGCGCTCCGGCACCGGCTGGCAGGACGCGGCGTGGCACTTCTACAACACGGTGGGCGAGTACGCCTACGCCGTGAACTGGGTGGGCAACCTCCTGTCCCGGGCGAAGCTGTACGCCACCATCGATGACGGGGATGGGCCGCGCCGCCTCCCCCCGACCGACCCGGCCTCACGTCTGGTCGAGGCCCTGTTCTACGACGAGCAGGGCCGCTCCACCGCGCTCCAGCAGATCGGCGTCCACTACACGGTCGCTGGTGAAGCCTGGGTGGTGGGCTTCGAAGAGGACGGCCAGGAGCAGTGGCAGGTAGTAGCCCCGAGTCGGATCAAGAAGACCGGCGACGACTACACGATCAACGGCAAGCCCGTCGCGGGCGACCCGTTCATGATGCGCATCTGGCGTCCGCACCCTGTGGACAACAGCGCGGCCACCTCCCCCTCCCGTGCCGCTCTGCCGATCCTGTCGGAGATCGAGCGTCTGACGATGCACGTCGCTGCACAGGTGGACTCCCGCCTGTCCAGCGCTGGCATCCTGTTCCTCCCGAACCAGATGACATTCGCGGTCAAGACGGAGGACGGCAACACCATCACTGGGAACGCTGATGCGTTCGTGGATGTCCTCCAGGACGTGATGGGTCGCGCCATCATGAACCGCGAGGACGCCAGCGCGCTGGTTCCGATCGTCGTCACCGCTGACGGTGAGGTCATCGAGCACGTCCACCACCTCCAGTTCTGGTCCGAACTGGACAACCACGCCATCGAACTGCGCACCGAGGCCATCCGCCGACTCGCGCTGTCCATGGACATGCCCCCGGAGATCCTGACCGGACAGGGTGACACCAACCACTGGTCGTCCTGGTCGATCGATGAGTCCTCCATCAAGTCCCACACCGAACCGCTGCTGAACCGCATCGCGGACGACCTGGCGACGGGCTACCTGCGCCCCATGCTCATCCAGGGAGGCGACGGTGTAGCGGCGCTGCCCCCCGACGACGCCCGTTCGTACGGCATCGGCGTGGACACCTCGGAGATGCGGCTGCGTCCGAACCGCTCGGAGGAGGCTCTGGAGCTGTGGGACCGTGGCGTCCTGAGCGCGGAGACCCTGGCCATCGAGACCGGGTTCAAGCCAGACGACATCCAGGACGAGGCGGAGCACAAGCGCTGGTTCCTGAACAAGGTCGCCTCCGGCCAGACCACTCCGGAGATCGTGGAGGCCGCTCTGCGGGCGCTCGGTATCGAACTGGAGGTCCGGGACGACCCGGATGCTCCATCCGACCGGCCTGAGATCCAGGAAGCGCGCCCCACTCCCTCGCTGGAGGACCACCCGCGCCGCGATATCCCGGACGAGAGCGAGATCGCCATGCTCGCCGCGTGCGAAGTCCTCGTGTTCCGGGCTCTGGAGCGCGCCGGGAACCGGCTGAAGAACAAGACGCAGCGCAGAATCCCCGGCGTGGCCGCAGCTGAGACATACATGTACCACAAGGTGGATACCGGGGCGCTGGACTTCGTGCTGGAGGACGCCTGGAGCGCTGTGGAGCGGTTCGCGCACCGCTGGGGGGTCAACTCTGAGCGCCTGACGGACTGTCTGGACGCCTACACGCGGGCAATCCTGGT